TAGTTTCATGTTTTAATCCTCGATAATTGATACTATTAATGATGTGTTATAAGTTTTTTGCAGCCATTCTTTAAGTGGTGTAATAGCGTTGTTTACTACTTCACGATTTGACATAAACGGTATTTCTTTTATTTTTACCGTTGCTAAATGAGCCCCTTCCATTTCAGGGGCTTCTAAGTCTTGTATGTATATTTTTGCTTTCATGTTATAATAAATTAAAGGCTTTAGTTACTGCATTACCATTATCTAATTTTCTAAACCACATTTCAAATGTGTATAATTCAATACCATAATCATTAATAAATTTTAATGCTTTTTTAGGCAACCAACCTATTTTAGTTGAATATTCAGTATTTTGAATTTTAATTGCCTTTTCAGTTTCTTCTATAACTCTAAAAAAAGACATGTTAGGATTATTTGAATTTGTTGTAATTGCTAATGTTTTCATAATTATTGTTTGTTTCTGGGTGCAAGATAGTAATACTTTCAGTAATACCAAAATAAAAATAAAAATAAATTGTAACGTGCTATAAATCAAACAAATATTTTTTATAAAGTGCAATTAAAAAGCCCTCAAAAATTAATTTAAGGGCTTAAAATGTTATTGTTTATTTAACCATTTCCGAATAAACGAAAGTAAAACTAAGACAACTAAAATTAAAGGCAAAATAAACCAATAATCAGCAGCTAACTGTTTATACCATACTAGCTTTTTTGTGAGTACTGGCGCATTAATAAATACTTCCTTTGTGTAATATACTGTATCGCCTAAACATTTACCCTCAAGATAAATTTTGCCATACTTTTTTATGTATCGAATTTCAATTTTATCTTTAACCAAATAAACTGAGTCAATACTTTCGTTAAAAACTGTATCAACTTGAATACTATCAATAATAATTGTATCATGAATTATGATTGAAACTTGGATTGTATCTTTGTTGCAAAATTTTTCAATAGCTTGGTTTTTTGTGTAGCAACTTGACAATAATAGAACTGCGAATAATAGTTTTTTCATTTTATATGTTTCATTTTACGTTTAACAAGTTGTTTAATGCGCTCTTTTCGGTGTTTTTTATTTTCACTTAACCGTCTAAACACACGCCTTTTTAAATTCCAATATTGCTTATGTTCTTTAATTATAAATACAAATTCTTCAAAACTCATTTCTTTTTTGGTTTTTGTTTTTCGGTTAATCTTTCCTTTTGCTCACGTTCTTTTTTAGCGTGTTTTTCTTTGATTATAGCCACTATTCTAGCACGTTCTAAATCTACACTATCCATTATGCAAATATAGTAATACTAAGTAAATAAAAAAGCCACCCACAAAATGCGAATGGCTTTTTACGATAATGGACACCACTATCCTTTTTTAATCAAAGAAACTTTTTATTTCGGGATGAAAATTCAAAGATTATTTTTTAAAAAAATATGTGTAAATCATTTCAGCTAGTGCAATTACTATTGATCCAATTATTAAAACTATCATTTTATAACTAAAATTTGTTTTCGGTTTCCTTTTGGTTTATAGGATATGTGAACCCATGTGAAATCGTACTCATTAATCACCTGGTCAAAATCTAAATTTTTACAAACGTAATCGAATAACTTTTTGTTTTCCGCTTTACTTCCTGCGCTTATGTCAATTGCTTCACCTTTACAATGTTGCGAAGTAGCCGAACCGCCAACTAATTTATTTACTTCTAAACTTCTAAAAAAGCTATTAATTTTAATAGGTTTATTATACCAAAATCGTAAAGGTTCAAATAACTTTTCAGCAACTAACTGCATAGCTTTTAACTGCGCTTCATTTGGTACGTTGCTAATCTTGTTAGATACTGCCTTTGCGCTAAATGTAGCTTCTTCAATTGTAATGTGTTTACTTATCATCACGCTCAACATTTATTTTAGTTACATAACCACCGACTGCAATCATAGCCGGTATAATTAATTTGTGCCAATCGGTTGAAAAATTAAAGGTACTAAAATCAATAGTACTCCATGCAGTTCCAACCGCAACTAATAAGCCTGCAAACGTGCTAATTTCAGATTTGTATTTGTATAAAATTGCTTTCATATTACTTTTTAAAAAATGTGTTATAAATTGTTAGTACTATTCCTGCTAATGCACCCATTGCACCCATAGCCCACATAGTTAATGCTAGGCTGCCACTTAGTTTAAATCTTGTTTCGTCCAATAGCTTCATGAATGCCTCTATTTTCTGAATACGTGCTAAAATTGTATTTTGTGGTTCAAAATCATTTTTAAACAATGCTAAACTTAATTGCTCAATTTGCTTTGTTAGCTGTTCAATTCTTTCATCACGCTTTTGCGCTAATATTTCAGAATGTTCTATTGACTTACGCAAGCTGTTTATATCGCTTGTTAGCTTAACAAATATTAGTTCTTCTTCTTGCCCCATTCGTTTGTTTCGTTAAAAAGTACAAAATAAGCGTAAAGCATAGCCAAAACAGTACTGCCATTGCGTAAAATAGTAACAATAGGTAAGTAAGTTTTACTAAAAATAATTAAGTTAGCAATGTTAAAAATTGAGTCCCAAATTAAGGCAAAAAATATAGCCTTAACTAATTGGTTTTTTATTTCAACACAAGCCACAAATGAAATTAAAGCAATGAATAAATAATAATTAAGCCATTGCATAAACCAATTGAACACGCCTGCAATATTAAAGTCATTATGAAATAAAATAAAGTTATAAGTTTCTTCATCAGGTGGAATGCAAAAAAATAAGTACATAGCTACTAATGCAACTATGAACTTATTTCGGCTGTAAGTTTTAGGAAATGTAAACAACAATGCCATTACTAATTGTTATTTCGGTAAAATCTTCAAGTCTATAAATGCCATCTTCAGGAATTGCAAATCCTTCATTTTCTACATATCCAAATATTTCAATTTCTTCGGCTTCGTAGTTGGCTAAGTCAGTTCCGCAATCAGTATATAAATAATCTTCACTATCATATAACTTATGTGGTTTTGGCTTCGGTTTTGGCTTCGGTTTTGGCGGAATTACTGGTCCTAGTATCATTATTGTATAACGCTTAATTGGCTTTCAAAAAATGATACAATTTCGCCAATATTTTGACACCATGAATTAGTTGCAATTTCGTTGTTTAAAATTAATTCAACTCTTACGCCATCGCCACCGCTTTCAGGGATATTTAAGTTTGTAAAATTAATTAAATAACCATACTCAGCGTATAGCTCAATTGCCTTTTTTGCCAATACTGATTCGGCTTTAATTTCGGTTAATAATAGTTCGTTAATGTTCATTTTATTTATGGTTTTTTTGGTTCAAATTGTTTCTATTTTTGGGCTGTATTCTATTTTAGTAAGTGAGTTTAATACATCCCTAATTTCAATAAAATTATCGTCAGTCAATACGCTATCATTAACAACCCAATTGTTATTGATGTCTTGAATAAATTTTAGTTCAGCATTATTGTAAATGCCCTCTAAACTATTCTTTTTTGTTGATGTTGCTTTTAAAACTATCATACTCCAAGTGCTGTAAATAAGTTAGCTAAAATAGTCCTTAATGCTGCTGTATCTAGTGCGCCACTACCTGACCAGCTGCATAAATGTGGGTTAGTATCATAAGCGCCTTGTGGTGTTCCATTGTTATTTGATGTTAATTCAAACATTGATACATTTGGTAATATTGCGTTACTTGCTTGACTTTGCGCTGTTCCAACTCCATTAATTAAGGGTGTTGCTTGTGTATTATTAACCCTTATTGCTTCAAAAAACACATTACCGCTTGATGATGTGCTAGTATTAGCAACCGCCCCGTCAAGCGTGTTTATTCCTACTAATAATGATGGTGTTGTTTGCCTAATCAAATAAGTAGCTCTACCCGTTGAACCAACTGCGCCAATCATTCTTGTTAATGCTGCATAGCTAGGCGTACGAACTACACAACCAATACTAGCGCTGTTTTGAGTTAATTTAACTGCTTCGCTACTTATGTTGTAATTCAAATTTAAGTAACTCGTACCACTACTTTTATAGCCTAAATTGTCAAAGGTCGGTGAACTTACTGGAGTAACATAGTGGGCTGATTTAATTAAGTTAGTTCTGGCGGCAATTTCAAACCCTAATAACCCTGCATATAAATTAAACCTATCTAATTCGGTAAGTATATTGCCATTCGCTTTAGCTGGTACAAAAAAGTTATCGTTAATAATTTTTAACGTAGCTTCGCTAATAGTACCACCATTTGCAATTATATTAGTTTGCCATGTCAGGGCTTCAGGTGTTAAACTGTTATAGCTTGCATTATCAATTCCTATACCTATTCTTATTGTCATGTTTCAAATATAATAAATTTTAATGTTCAATTTCTATTTTATGGTCTGCATCTCTTACCATGCTAAAAAATATAAAATTATTAGTCATTATATTTTCTGTTGGTGTAAAACTATCTATTGCAATTTCGGTGTCAGATACATCAGCATCAGCACTTACTGTTAAATCAAAAGTATTGCCAGTTTCATAATTTATTAGCTTTAATTTATCGTTTGTTTTTAAAGCATAATTAACACGCTCAACTCCTATACTTGTAACTGCTACATCTTTTAAAAATGGCTCATTAACCAAACCAACTAAAGGTAAATAAGGCAAAAACAAAGTCATGATATATTTTAAGTTACTATCAATATTGCCAGCTGTTCCACTAACTGTATTTATTGAATTTTTAACATACTTCAACTCGTTTTGTATAGCCGCTATTTGTCTGTTTAATAATATGATATTTTCTTTGTCAGTCATTATGCAAGGGCGTTATCGTTACTGCTACCATTATTAACTATTTTACTTATTGCAACACTTGAACTATCGTAAGTAAGTTCAAACCATTCACCATTCCATTCGTTTTTTGCTGCGTTATAAGTAGCTTGTTTTATATGCCATTGTTTACTATCATAAGTTAGTAATTGATGTGGGTAATATTGCCCTCTTATCGTTGCTGAAAGTACTTGTTTTGCTGACCTATTCATAGCCATTGCATTGATAACAATTAACTCATAAATATTATAAGTTACACTTGGGCTGCTTCCTGCATTACCAACAACCCACTCATTTGTAAGTGGATTGCCGCTAACATTTAACTGCATACCGCCTTTTGGCGTATTTACAGCACTGTCCCAAAGCAATATTTGTGGAATTTCTAATTCTTTTGGGTCAAATGGTTTTGGGCTTATACTAGCTCTATAAGTTACTTGCTCGTTTTCATCGCTGCCATTTTCTAAATATTTAGCTTCTAATTTGCCAGTAAAAAAAGCATTACTAGCAGTTAATGAACCTAGTGTAGTTCCTGAAAGTGTTGCTAAAAAACCAATATAATAAGGATTAGCTTCTACTAAAACTTCACTAATGTCGCCCGTTGGTAGTGGTGGTGTATTTAATAAAAAATCAATTACTTCATCATTATTGCCTACTAATGCTGGTAATGTTAAAGGTATTGTATTTGTTGTGTTGGTAGTTATCCAATTATAAGTAGTTGCTGAAAGTCTATTTAAGTAATAGAAAGTACTTCCTATTTTAATTCTAACTCTTAATTTTAAACTTTTTGTTGTTATTGCTGCTAAATAACCTGCACTTGAATTTACAACTCTTCCGACATTCGCATTAATATAGTCAAGTCTTAAATTTGCTGTTATTTTAAGCCTATTAGAACCGCCACCGCTAAACAAAAAACTGTTCGCAACTGTATAACTAATTATATCAGCATTATAATTATCTTTTTGGCCTTGAAACAATAAACTGTTGAAAGTTGGTTTAGTTATAAATACTGAATAGGTTGGCCTTATTGTATTGTATTGGCCACCTGCTAAAATCTTTAATGGTCCTGATGTGTTACTAACTTCAACACGTGGCGAAATATTGCCATTGCTTAAAGTTGTTCCTAAAAAATCAGTATTGTAAAATTTAACTGAACTATTAGCATAATTCTGAATTTGGATCATCCATATTTGACCCTTTGAATAAATCATTCTACATCCAAATAAAGTAGCTATTGTTTTAAGTATTTCAATTACTTTGATTGTGTTTTGGGTTCTATCTTCGCTTAGTTCGTTAAAGTTTGAACCTTTGCTTAAAGTCATTCCTAAAACATCTACGTTAGGTCTGCCTGTCATGGCTATTTCGTACCAATTAATATTATGCGAAAGGATAGTAGCTGTTAGGCTTAAATCGTCCCAAACATTCATTGTATTAATAGCATAATTTACTAAAATACGCAAAGCATATAAACTATTCGCAGTACTGCTATAAGCTACTATTTGTTCATTTAAATATGCAAAGTCATTCGCTATAATTTGGAAGGAACAGCCACTTTCTAAAGCATCATTATTCCATGCCGATTGATTTTGTACTACGTTACCCCTCCAATATTCAATCCAATTACCACTAACTTTCTCCTCAATAATTATGTAGTAAGTTTGGGCGTTTTGTTGCACCATGTTTTTAAGAAACGTAAAAAGGGTTGTATCGTCTCTTTGCGCATCTTTAACCAACACTAAATTTAATGTCAATTCACCGCCTATAATTGGTGTAAAGTTGGTATCTTCACCACTATCATATTTTAACTCAAAACCGTTGTTATCAACTAAAAAATCAGTCAGTATAGAACCACTATAACTTTTATCGTAAATAGAAATTCTATATTCTATATTATCGTAGTTTTTAATTGTTGTTTGATATCTAATAGCTGCCATTATCCAAAATTAAAATTACGATTAAACTTTTTGTCATTTCTGCCATTCACCAATTGAATATCATTACCCTTAATCATTCCATTAATAAGCATTGTATTGCCTTGATTTGATACGAAATTACTATTCATGTTAGCCCCTTGACTAAATGATGATTGAGCAACTGAGCCGCTTGTATTAGTATTTGCACCGCCTTTTGTCCCTTTTGAAGCAATAGCACTTATTGCGCTACCTGCTGCCACTAATGCAACCCCACCAGCTATTGCAACAAATGGATTTAAACTTTTAATACCTAAATCTAATGCAGCCATGCCAATACCTAAAGCAATCATTTGAGTACCTAACTGAACCATAACGCCACCAATAGACTGTAATAAAATATCGCCTAATGCTGCAAAAGGGTCTGTTATATTACCTGCTATTGTATCACCTATTAATTTACCAAAACCTACTAAAGCATTGCTCATTCCTTGCTTTAAAGTTGATGAAAACGACTCATTGAAATTTTTAGCCGCTTCATTCATTTGTATTTTTGCATTTAATAATGCTACTTTAGCTTTGTCAGTTTCCTGCTTAATCTTAAAAGCCATTGTTTCATTTTCATTAAGCCCTGTTTTAGTTGGCATTGTAGGGGCTGTAAATGAACCTAAACTCATTTGTCCGCCACCCTGAAACTGACTTTGAATTTGTGCTATTTCTGAATACTGAACTTTTAAATTTGCTATTGTTTTTTCGGCTGCTTTTTTTGATTTTTCAGTATCAATTTTTAAATACTTTTCATCAAGTTTCTGCAGTTCGTTAAAGGCCGCTTCTTTAATATATTTTACCCTAGTGTTATATGTATAAAGTGCTATTTCGCCTTTGTTATAAGCGTCCCATTGTGCATTTAATTCAGCGTTTGTTTTATCCTCTAAAAGTTGTTTATCTTTAACTATTCCATCTTTTAAAGCGGCTGTTCTAAGTGCATTTGTAGCTTGAACTATTGATGTTAAATTAGCTTCGCTTTCAGCTTGTTTTTTTGCGGCCGCTGCTGCATCTAAGTGCGCTTGTGTTTCAGCATCTAAAGTATTGTTATATTTTACTATTGCGGCTATTGCTAAACCAACTACTAAAATTAACCCACCTGTTGCGGCTATTGTAGCCGTTCCCATTGCTGCTATGCTAGGTATAACTTGGCCAACTATAACCGCTTGCAATGCTGTAAAGGCTGCGCCCATTTCTTTTATTTGGGCTAAACCTTGGGTTAATGCTAAAGCACTTTGTACTTTTAAAAGCATTTCTTGAGTGGCCTTGCTTTCAGTACCTAACAACCCCATTGCGCCAGTAACTATACTTGCTGCGCCTGCCGCTTGTTGTAATGCGCCTGCTACTACTGTAAATTTACTATCGGCACTAAATGCAGTAATAACAGTGTTTATATCTCCTATCTTATCTTTTAACTCCCCTGCTCTCGCTGCACTTGCTATGGCTTGCTGGCTCATTACTCCATATTTTTCAGCCATTTGCTGCGCATCTTGTGTCGCTTGTCGCAATTGTGAGCGCATTGATTGAACTTTGTCGCCAAATTCTTTTGTGGCTGTTCCACTTTTTGCAGCACCTCCAACAATAGCAGTACTAACTTGCTCCATGCCGCTCTTTGCAGTTGCGGCCGCTTGCATAATATCTTGATTAAGTGGGTCTAAATTTAACCCTACTCCTAATGCTAATACGTTATTACTGCTTTTTACCATTGTTCAAATTGGTTGGAAATTGGTTTGAAATTTCGTTTATTTCGGTTGCTAAGTTATTGTTTTTTTGCTCAAATAATTCGAAGTATTTTTCTAATTTTATTTCTTTTGTGGCTGTATGTATTTCAGCTATTGCAAAGGCTAATCTTTTATTTAAATTATTTGTTGTTTGCATTGAATAAAGTTGGTTATGATTCCAACCTAAACAGGCATGTACAAAGTAATCTAAACTAGCATTTAATAACTTGCTCTCACTCCACATAAGTACACCATAAGCGAACGCCTTAATGTCGCCCAAACTTAGCCCACCCCCTAGCAGTGAAGCTAGTTGGTGGGTTGTTCGTTTGGGTCGGCAGGTTTGCTAACTATGCTTTGCATTGCAATTATTTCGTTTTGAAATTCAATTCCCAACTTATATAAATCGGTTGTGTTTTCAATTAAATCGCTTGCATCGTCTTCACTTATTTTTTTAGTTGAAACTAAACAAGCAATAACAAACTCATGGTATTTTACCTCATCTGTTTTTACTAAAATATTTACCATTTCATGTGGTTCATATTCCTTTGTTTTTTTCAACTCAATTTGTATTGAATTTTCGAGCGTTTGAAACTCTTTTAATTCATAAATAAAACAATCGTTTAAGTACTTTAAAAGTTCTTGTACGCTTGCTAATTTTAAAGCCTTTAATACTCCGATTAAGTGCTTCATTTTAAATTTATTTTCCTGCATTATTATTAAATTTAAACTGTTCCTACTGTTACTGCGCCTGTTATTGCATAAGTTACTGAATAAGTTACCTTATCGTTGGCCGCTGATTTGAATGATAAATCTGAAATATAAAGATTACCAGTATATTTTACATCGCCACTTGTTGCGCTCAAAGCATACTCAAACGCTATTAATGTACGTGCTTCAAACCAATCAATCATAGTTTTAGCATATACTTCAGTTGGACTTCCTGGTACTTTATCAAAAATAGCTTCACAACTTAATGTGTACTCTTTTAAGCCCATTATCTGCTCTTTTACTCCGCCACTTGTTTTTGATGTGGTTTCAATTGGTGATAGTTTCGAACCAAAGTCCGAACTTGTTTCCTGATTAACTAGCTTACTATCTAGTTTTAATCTTGCTACATTGCCGTTAGTTGCCATATAATTATATTGTTGTTATTGTTGTTGATCCTGTTGATTGAAAATTGCAAGTAAATGTACTTATTGTGTCATGTGTATTTTTAACGCTTATGTCGGTTAAAAACCCCTCATAAGCAGTAGTAAATGAACCGCTAAAATAATCCGAATAAAGTAAACTTACTTTTGTTCTATTTTCAGCTATTGTCTGCAAGTCCCTTAATGTTTCTGTTGAACCTTTATAGGCAGTTAAATTATCTAATTCAAGTTGTGGCATTGATAAACTTACTGCCGTTCCGCTTAGTTTATTTATAGCAAAATATGGATTTTCGCCACTTGTTATTGTAGTTACTAATGTTAGTCTTTGCCAATTACTTGTTAAAACTAAAGACGATGAAAGTTGACTTCCATCATCATCACCTACTTCAAGTTCAATTTCTCCACTACCTTTTGCATATATTGAAATAGCAACTTGCAATTTTGTAATATCTGATAATTGTTGAATTATTTGCGTATCACTATTCCACGTTAATACTTGCGCCCTTAATTGGCCGTTTAAATCGGCCGTTCTTGTGGCGCTAATTGTAGCCGTTGATTTTATCCAAACTGCATTCTCAAAGTTTTCAGGAAACTGTAAAAGGTTGGTTAAATTGCTTGTGCAAATACCCTCCATTGAGCAGCTAGCTTCCTTTAAAGTTGGTAAAACCTCTTTAAACCCTTGACTATCTTTTGTAGTCATATCTTCGGTTGCTACCTTTTGACTAAAATCATTTGATTTAGTCAATGCAATCCTTTGACCGCCTACATATAAACTTAAATAATTTCCACTTACTGCCATTATAATTGTATTGTTATAAAATAATCTTGTTGTAACATATAAATTCCATCTATTGCGCTGTTATCATTAAAAATATCACGCTCATCCTCAAAGGTTATTCTTTGTACTGTAAAACCTGCAATTGTTCCACTCGCACCATCTAAAGCCGTTCTAATTTCTTTAGCAATTGAATTAACCGAACTCATAGTAGTGGCTAACATACTTAATTGAAATCGCATTTTATACCATTGAGCATTACCGTCTTTTGTTTGTTCACTTGGGCTTGAAATACTTTCATAAATAACATAAGGATAATTATCTTCGTCACCTGCTTTTAGTGGCCTTATTTTAGTACCTACTAATGCAGTTACAGCACTTGTATTTACTAGCTTATTTCTTATTATATTTCCTGCTTCGCTTAAATTCATAGCCCTTGTTTTTGCCCTTGTTTTTTAACTATTAATTCAGTCCCCTTTTTAAGGTTTTCAATTATACTTGTACCCATTAAATCATAAGTAGGTCGTATAAATGGTTTTGGTTTCATTGCGCCTAAGTATTTTCCTGCATAAGGTATGTTTTCATGTTTGCCGCTAAACTTTTTAGCTCCACCGCTTGACCTTGTAAATCCACCTGCTAACAATCCTTTTTTCATGTAACGCTCTTTACTTCCAAACTCTACTAAGTGAGCATGATTACCGCCCTCAAAACTTGAATTTCTATTGCTGTACTGTGGTCCAATCCAAAAAAAATTATTATTCTTTTTTGATTTTACAACTCCTATACTAGCTTTTAAAGTTCCTTTGTCTACTGCTACTTTTGCGCTCATTTCAGCCTCTACTTTATTGGCTTCATTTCGTGCTAAGTCTGCGAACTCTTTTGCTGAATTTTCAAAAGTCCTATCCAACATGTCAAAAACTCTTTTTTCAATATCATTTGGTATAGTTACTGTCATTACCCTAGCCTTTCAACTCCACTTAAGCGAATTACTGTTCTACGTTGGTAATCGGTTGCATCTACAATTGAATTTATTTGATAGGTTTGTCCCTCAATTTTCATCAACCAATTTAACTTAACTGATAAACTATCAATGTCATTAAATCTACAATCGATTGTAGTTGTTGTATTTGATTGCCGTTGCATATCGTTAAAAACTTCATTATTTGCTCTGTTATTAACGTAACAAAATATAGTAGCTGTTGCAGTTTCTGAATATGTTTGCGTAATTTCTCCACTACTACTATTCTCATTTATAGTAGGTGCGAATAATTCACAAGTCATATCAAATTTACCGCTAATTATATTCATGTTTTAGTTATAAGCGCAATCTAAATTAGTTGCCGTTGTATTAGTTGAAAATACTTTTTTTACCTGGTATGGAAATGGTCCTGCTGGTACATTTTTAAACAATTGCGCTCCATTACTTGCCGCAGTTGCTGTATTAGTATCTGCGTGTTCACTTAACAACACATTTAAATCACCTGCAACTCCTACAAATAAAGTACCCTCTACTCTTACAGTTGTTTGTACTCTAGTTCTTGCTACTGTTGGTAATGTTGTTGTTGCTCCGCCTAAATCTACTGCGCTACCATTAAAACTTAAACTTAGTTTTATATTGTCAGTATCTACAACTATAACAAAGTACCTTAATAAATTACTTATACCTGTAACCGTTCCAACTGACTCAACTCTTAACACATCATTTGCATTGTAACCATGTGCCGCAATTGTTAATGTATCGGTTCCTAAATTAGCTGCAGTAACTGTTTTTATTACTTGCTCAGGTACTGGCACTATTACAGGAACTACATCAGTTATATAATTAGTATCGCTTGGCGTAACTGCTATTACTTTTGAGCCTAAAAGATTATTCATATTTATGTTCTATTATATTTATTATGGTCAATGTCTAACAAGACTTTAATACCGAATGGTATTTCAGTTAATGTTTGGCTTTGTGCTTGCTGTTTATTTTCGTATAAGTGAGCAATTAACAAAAGCATTGCGCTTCTATATGTTTTAGGCACTAAATCCGCACTTGTATAGCCTGCTACAAATCTAATTTTAAAAGCATTTAAAGTATTTTTCATACTAGGTATATTCTCTAGTAATATTCTACCAATTGGGCTTATTAAATCAGTTGTATATGTGCTACTATCAATTGTTTGTTCAGTACCGTTTAAATCAATGTATTTTACTGATGTTATTGATTGAATAGGAAACTTATTTAATCTAATTTCTTT